TCGTTCTTATTCACAGCACGGCCTTGTGCGGAGAATGCTTTAGGTGCTTGGAACTTGATAGACTGAATTGATTCTTTGTCTGTACCTTGTGTTGCTGGAGTGCCACCAGTTGCAGAAATAGTTATTGTAGAATAACTTCCAAAATTGTCCATTAAAACAAAATTATTTGCTAAACCTCCAGCAGAACCTGAAGTTGAAATGTATCTTACGTTAACAATATTTCCATCAGATAACTGTTGACCCAATACACCATCACCAAAATAAATTTGATAGTTTCCGTTAATTGCTTCTTGCAAAAAATATACAGGATCTGTTGGTGTTAGTGCCAAATAATCTGTTGTTGGATTAAAAATTTGCGAATAGCTGTTGGAGCTTGATTGTTGAACGGAAACGACTAATGTTGTTGTATCAATATTTGTGTCCGGAATCTCAAAAATGTATTGTGGATTACTAGAAGAATCAACTGTAAATGTATAATTGGCTAATGTTCCCTGTTTCAATTCCACACTTGTAAACGATGCATTACCATTAATTACACCAGTGGAAACTTGGTTTGTTGTGATATAATTATAGTTGACGCCGTTGATGGCTTCAGACATAAAATTGGTGTATTGTGGTATACTAAATGTTGCAGACGAAACACCGGTGAATGCGACGTTAATCAAAGCAACTGCACCAATAGAAGACTTTGGAACATAATTCATCAATTTGGCATGTGATATGACTGATGAGCGTTGTAATGCTGAATCCAAAAACATTTCATTTGCAACCATATTCAAATAGAAAGCATTGTATTGTGTGTTATAGGCCAAAACATCCAACAAAGTAGACAATGCAGAACCAGTAAAGTTATAGTCCTTAAAGGTGTCTTGTGATTGCAAATAATTAATAAAATTTTGCTTGATGTTGCTGAAATCTAGGCTTGCAACTTGAATATTTGTATTAGATGCCATTATCTGGACCTTTGAAGAAGTAGATTTACATTTGTTGGTGTTACATTGTTTCCAATAAAGAAACTGATGGTAACTTGAAATGCATTTTCATCTGGTAATAATGTAACATCAATTTCGTTTACTTTTGCTCTTGGTTCATAATTTGAAATCACATTCTGTATCTCACTAGATAAAATGCTTGCGGTTATGTTTGTTGCAGGTTCAAAAAGTAAAGAAGTTATATTTGATCCGACCGATGGTTGGAATAGTCTTTCTGAGAAATCTGTTAGCAACAGATTTCTAACCGATGCAATAACCGCCTGGTCGTCATAACGCAAAGCGATATCTCCTGTCACAGGATTTCGCTTAAATGTTAAATCTATATCCGAAAATACTTTTTGTAAATTTGCCATCTACTATTTATGAGTTCAAATTGGAGATTAGTGATGGAGAACCAATATAGTTATTCAATAAGTATAGTTGGGATTGACCTAAATTGTTAAATTGTGTCATCGTACCAAAATCTTGAAGCACATTCGCTGAATTTTGAAAGAATTGAGAATCCTGTGCTGGATACTTTGTCATCAAGTAGTTGATTTGATACACCGCATTCATTAAAGCAATTGCGTTAGCCGAATCAATTGTGGTTGTATTTGGACTTATTGGATAGTTGTATGTGATTGTTGTGGCCAAATAGTTTGTTATAGTATTCATTGTAGCATACAGTGAATTCAATGTATTGCCCAAGGTTATACTTGTGAAGTTACCCATAATCACAGAGTTATTTTGTACTCCGTCAGTCTGGTTTACCAAATATGACAGCGACTTGCTTTGTGCTATTGCGGTACTGTAATGTGGTGTTGTGGTGTCAGAATTTTGTGGAACAACATTAGATTCTCTGTTAGTCACATACAAATAGTTGTTTGCTGTTGTTGTTGCCAGAGAGGTTGATGATGTAAAAACATTGGCCAAAGCGGTAGTTATTGACGAAGAAACAGTTGATGTGAGGTTATTTGCAATCACAATCAATGTATTAGATACATTCCATACCTTATTTGTGACATTTGCAACAGGATTAACAAAAAAGTTTGATGTTGTTCCTGAACCAATAGCATTGGCTTGCCAACTATTCACAAGAGGTGGCATTAAACTCATCTGTGTTATAACATTACTACTGTAATTTGATACAGTACCCGATGTTGTTGGATCCGTTGAATTGAAACCTAGTCTTCCATAAATGCTGTTACTCATAATAAATTATCCTATTTCTAATGGGATTGGAGGACCAGTTGGTCCTTTTGGTGAAATGTGTATGTGTGAATTATGTAGTGCCAAATTAACCGTATCATAAGCCCACAATGCTTCCATGATACCAAAGTTGCCTAATGGTGCAGACACGCTAATTGCTGCATCAACACAACCTGGTGTTGCAACAGGAATGCCAGCAGAAAAGCCACCGTCAACTGTAACAAAACCATTTATACCTGCACTCATTCCAAGTAATGCGTCAACACGTGTCAGTGATGTGATTTTTTGTGCAATAACTTCACCATCAACAACAAAGTCACCTTGTATGTGTTGGTCGCCTTCAATTTTTAATCCACCACCTAATACACCACCTGCTTGCATAACAGTATCAGCAACAGATGTTAGGCCCAACATACCATTAGATGTGACCGACATATCACCTTTAACAAACAGTTCATAATTTCCATCAACCTGTTGCGTGAAGTCGCCAGTGCAATGCATATTTACATCACCATACACGGTAATGTTCAACTTACTAGCATTTTTACCATTATCAACACCAATTCCTATAAAATGGTCACCTAAAGTAATAGAATAACCATTACGATAAATTTTCTCCACCATATCACCATTAGGATGCATCTCAATAAAGGTATTGGAACGATGTTGCAACCTTACCCGTTCACGACCCTGTGTGTCGTCCATCTCAAAAGAATGTCCACTTGCAGTTTGTGTTGCATTATTGAATGGGAATACCGGTTGACTGTTTGCGTATGTGGTATTTGCCGCAGATTGCGGTTCTGTCCAACCGTCATAAAATGCTGGTGGTTCGGGTACTTGTGGTGGATTAGGTAAACTATTATCACTCATTGTTCATTCTCTTATGGTTGTTGACCTTTGGCTTGCTGTGTAGCTTGGGATGGAGGAGCATTAGCAATATTGGTACTTATTGCACCTGTTACAGCACTTATCAATTGTGGTGAAGGTGTATTACCTGAAGCAATTGAATTCAAAATTGGTGTGATTGTACTCACCGTATTCGCATTGGCTGTTGTTGATGCTGATTGTGCAGTTGCAGTAGCAACCGATGCTTGTAAATTGGTAATTTGTGATGCAACACCTTGTGCTGAGGCCAATGAAGAATTCAATGAACTTGTAAAATTGGCCAGACATTGTTGTAATATGGCTTTAAGTTGTGCAGGAAGACTTGAAATATAATTAATGATTTCTTGCAAATCTTTAAGTAAATAATAAACTGTTGATGCGAGTGTGATGTATCGCAAAATCTTGTTCACTATTTCATTTATGTTTTGTAAAACACCCTTTGAAACGGAGAATGAAAGTGAGAACACACCCGTCACATCAAGGCCTAACCCCGCCAATAGTGATTTAATTGCTGCCCTAAAAGTATTATTCAACACTGTCATTGCCATTTGAATGGCTGCTTTTGCTGCCATCTTACCTGTTGCAATAGCCTTTTTAATTGCAGCAACTGGATTAATTGCTGAGAAATCTAAGCCTATACTTGGAAACTGGAACTTAAAGTCACAAGAGTGTGTTAAATCCGAGTTTGTTACGTTAACGCCAGTGTATATTAACGCACCTCTAGCCAAACCTGATGTTGTTTGATTTCCCACAGTTAAGAATGTGCCATTCCATGTTGATGGCCATTGTGGTGCATTTACTTGCGTTAATATATTATTTGCAATTTGTGAATTTGGTAAATTTACAAAGGTTGGTGATGTTACACTCAGGCCGGTAGTGGCACCGCTAAGTGTTCCTGTAATAATACTTGCAGCCGAAGAAATTCCCGAACTTGTGGTTGCCGCAATGCTAGAAAAATTAGGTACAGATGGAATTGGGGTTGTTTGTACCGAAACTCCGCCAGTAATGTTTACACCACCTGATGCAAAAGATATTGATGAATTTGCTGACATTAACTACTTGCTCCTGATTTTAATGTAGTCTGATTTGAAAAACCAGGTAATACACCCATCATTATTGGAAATTGCCCACTTTCACCATCCATGAAGAAACCGATTACCCAATCTCCACCACCCTTATCACTTTTCATTTGTAGTGACTGTTGTGTTTTTGAATTATTTATTGAGAGCATTGGATGTGCCCAAGGCAAACTTGATGTTGGTATCAGAGATGTGTTGTCTGTATGCCAGCCAAAGATTCGGACTTGGCAGCGACCAATGCCTAATGGATCGGCAGTGTTCTCAACTTCACCGACCCACCATATAAAACCATTCAAACCTGCAAAATTATTTACTGCTTTCATGTTAGTTCACCGTTTTCGCTGCTTCTGGACTTGGTAAATAAGGTGTTGGTACACTTTCTTTGATAACTTCCATAACCGTTTTATATTCATTTTCTGTGATTAGATGTTTAACGGCAGAAATTAGGTAGTTTCCGGAGTAATACATGTTCTTACTTTTTGTAGCCGGATTATTTGATAACAAATTGAATTCCATTATTGTGCCCACTGTCAAACCTGGATCACCAGGCACTTCAAGTTTTACTCTAGTATAGTTATCCAGTGATAGTTGTGCGGTTCTGTATGGAATGTAGGTTTCTGCATTGATATTTGGTGCAACAATCTGATTACTTGAGGTCTTTTGAAGTGCTGCTATAGTTGGATTTGAATTTTCCGCATAATTTGTAAATGCCAACTTCAATACTGCCTGACTTGTCTGATTCAAAGTATCACCATTTCTATTTGTATAATTGTTTGTGATGATATTTGGGTTCAAATTACCACCTTTAGCAGTGTATGCACCATAATCAAAATTTGTGGCTTTGCGTTGACGAGTTAATACATCAACTGATATCAATTGGTTTGCAAAGATTCCAGAATTTACTGCATTTAATGAATCGTAAGAATTTAGAATCTCATAAGCAATTACGTTAGTAATATCGTTGGCTGCACCGATATCTTTGGTGTTATATACATTTTTTGGATCATATGAATATATACCGAATTTTCTTGAGTTTGGACCTGACATCAAACTTTGTAATGAATTAAAATTGAAACCGTTTTTATTCTCGTAGAATAACATATCCGCACCAGGAATATTTGGTCCAGGTAAAGCATAGTTTGATAACCAATTGATTGCGTCAAATGGCTTTAGGTTTGGTATAACAAAACTATACAGTCCTGATGTTGTGTCTATGTTCAATTTTTTCGGGTCAATACTCAACGACTTCATGCCATTGCCGGTTTTGCTTGTGCATATATCGGTAATGATAGAACTTATGGTTGCATTCGTATAAGATTTGGATATCTTATATTGTTCCGATAAAAACAATTCTTCTGAACAAAATTGTAAACAGTATGATTCTGTATACATGTTTTCATCCAATTTACGTTTATCAATTTTATAAACTCGGAACCATCTATCAACTTGATAATTGATATTACCACCCTTATTGAATTGAACGTGCAAAAACTCATTGCCCGTCAAACTAAGTAGTTCTGCATATGACTGCGAATCTGTAATCATAACATAGCCTGAACAGACATTACTGAAAAGGTCTTCTTGATAACACAATTCAACAAGTATTGGTGATAGACTTAGTGTTGCTGCTGGTGTTAGGAAATCCAATAGCGTTAAACTAAAGTCACGAACATTAATAATACTCATATTAGGTGCTCAATAAATTTTGTAATTGATTTTCCATTGCACCAGCATAACTCACATTGATTAAATTGATGGATCTTTTAGATTCATTCAATTGTTCTTCATATTCAAAGATTGATTGTGTGTATGCTTGTGTTGTAACAGTCACGGTAACACCATAAGTAAAAGTTTTGGTTACTGTTCCTTGTACAACATTTGCATAAGCATTACTATCAATATAATATGTAATTGTGTTACTATTGTTTGTATAACCATCAGTTGTGGTTATAGTTTTGATATATTGGTGAGTTGTGCCCTGTGTATATGCTAAAACTTGACCCACACTAACTGTATTTGCAGAAATGTTTAGTGAATTTGCTGTGTCGTTCGTGTATTTGTCCACCAAGTAGTCTGTGAAAAGATTACTATTCATTGGCCAATCACCACTTCTATCAAACAATTGGTTACCATACATTACAATCCAAAATCTTGATGGGTCTGCATAGTATTTGTTGGCTATTGTGTCTGGGGTGTCACCATCTTGTATGTTGTATGAATAGAATAACAGTGGATTGTTCAGAAGTGATGGAATCAGTTCTGTTCTTTCCAGAATATTTGTAACGACAACACTATTTCCTTGATAGTCTGTTGTTCGTATAACAGGAAATTGATTGAAGTAAAGCATTAACGTAACCCTTGTGATGCTTGATAAGGACCAGAATTGTTTGTTATGTTGGTTGCTCCAGCCAAAAGTTTTGCTTTAGTAACAATTTCAATTTCTCTGAACTGTAATGTCAATTGAGTTTGAACTGGCGCACCATCAGTGTGTGCTGCGTAACCATTTGGAGCAAAATTAACGTCAATAGCAGTCAAAACACAATCACCATACCTTGGAAGATATGTATTTTCATTAGCACCAAACATAAACTCAACATTAAATAGTGATGGTGGTGTGTAAAAAATACCTCTGTTAGATGATGATGGATTAAGAACATCTGGTGCAAAATGATATCTAAATGTGCTTATAATGTTATTGACCACAACAGCTTCTGCTTGTGAACTTGGTGTAAATGTAAATGATAATTGAAATTCTCGGAAATTAACACCACGAAAAATGTTTTGCATTTGTGGATTGATTGCATAACCTGTGGCACTAGATACTGCTTTTTGTATACCTTCACTTGCAAATGAAAATGCACCCACAGCAGCCATATCTATTGCTTCGTTACTTATTTTTGAACCTTTATTGCCATTCAATACATTTCCTGCAACACTAGATATGAATTGAATTGCTTTAATTCCTAAACCCAAATCGTTTGTCAAACTCAATTCGTCATAAGATGCATTGTAATTTGTGGAAACTGTGTCCGGCATATAGAGAGATATGTATGCGGCCGAAGGTGTTGTGTCTGGTGCAACAGTTAATGTGTTTAGTTCTTTAAAAACTCCTGATGCTGCTTTTTCTAAGAGCTGAGGTATACTTTCACCGGAAGAAATACCTTCACTTGCAAAATTACCAACCGAACTAATTGCATTTTGTGCCACTGCCACTAAATCTTTTGGTTTGATTGTTTTTATCCAGAATTTAACGTAATGTTGTTTCGTGGAAGAACCCAAATCCATTGGATAATTCAAAATGGTAGTCAATTGACCTGGTGCCGGACCATTCAAAACGGCTGTAGGTCCGATTGCTGCACCCAAACCGGGATTCAATGATGTGACTGATTGTATTGTTATTGCTGGCATTTTGGTGAAAGTGGTTATATATACTATTTATATGGCTTATTCTGGAAGATTTACACCTAAGAATCCACAAAAGTATGTGGGTGACTATAAAAACATCATTTACCGGTCTACCTGGGAATTCAGATTTATGAAAAAATTTGATGAGGAAGACTGGGTTGTTTCGTGGTCAAGTGAAGAAATTATAGTTCCTTATATATCACCTGTTGATGGTAGATGGCACCGTTATTTCGTTGATTTTGTTATAAAAGTCAAAGATAGAAACGGCAACTTAAAAACTTGGATGATAGAGGTTAAACCTAAAAAACAAACCAAACCTCCAGAAATACAATCAAGAAAAACCAAAAAATATATTACCGAAGTGGTCACTTGGAGTGTAAATGAGGCAAAATGGAAAGCAGCAAAAGAATACTGTAAAGACCGCTCTTGGGAATTTATTATTTTTACAGAGGACCAACTACCCAAGAGTGTAACTAAATAGAAGATGGCAACATCTAAACTAACCTCACTTGCAGAACAAAAGACGGCTCTTGGTCATAAAACTATGTCCAAAGATGCTACCGTATGGTTGCAAGGAAAGATATCTGAACTAAAAAAAGGTCAGATTTCTCAAATACCATCTACTATAAACCGTGAAAAGTTTAGACAGATGAACCAGTTTAGACTGGGAATGATGTATTGTTTCTATTACGACCCCAAAACAAAGGCAGATTTGCCATATTGGGACAGATTTCCAATGGTTTTGGTGCTAGAAAGATACAATGATGGTTTCTTGGGACTGAATATACACTATCTTCCTGTCAAATGGCGTATCGCTTTTATGAACAAGTTGATGAGGTTTGCACAGTTGACACCTAATGATGATATACAAAGAATGAGAATTTCATATGATATACTGAATGCAACCAAAAAGTATGCTGAGTTTAAGCCATGTTTGAAAAGATATTTGCATAGCCACATTCGTTCTAGATTGTTAATGATTCAACCTAATGAATGGGATGTTGCAACATTGCTACCTATACAACAATTTAGAGGTGCCAAACCACAAGAAGTCTGGAGAGACTCGGTTCAAGAGTGGAAAGACCACATGGCACATTTTAACCAAGAAGAATAAAATGCCAGCAAACATTAATAGATTTGTCAGTTCTTTCACCTCAGATTTGGCCAGACCTAGCAGGTTTGATGTTACCATATTTCCACCTAATGCACTTTCATTTTATTATGGAATAACACAGTCTGGACCAGGTCTAAACTTGCGTTGTGAAAATGCGAATCTACCGGGTAGAACCTTTGGTACAGTAGAACAAAAATTTGGATCAAATCCATCTTTGAGATTTCCAATTCACTCATCATACAATGATATGGATTTAACTTTTGCTGTTTCTGGTGATATGTCAGAAAGAAATTTCTTTGATATTTGGCTAGAATACATCAATCCAACAACATCATTTGATTTCAGTTATAAATTGGGTTCCAATAATGTGGCTGGTGATGGCTTTGCTGCACCATACATTATTGTTAGTCAATATGACTTGAAAAATAACTTAACATATGCAGTTCAATTATATAATGCATATCCAATCTCTGTCAACCAAATGGATTTGGATTGGAGTACCGACACATATCACAAATTGACTGTTGTTTTTGCTTATGATTACTGGCAAAATATCAATGCTGCTCAAATTGCATTGCTTTTGAATCCACCAAACAGTTCACCACCATCCTTAATACAAATTGCAGGTCAAGTGGCTGCACCACCAGGAACAACTTCATCATCTGGACAGTCATTTGTCAATAACACAAACCAATCTGTTTTGTCTGCTATAACCACATCATCTGGCCAGAAATTTGTAAATAATACAAACCAATCTGTAGTGTCTGCTATAACCGGCAACTCAAGCTCAAATTCTTAACTACAATTATAACAATGATTTTTTAATGGAGTAATATAATGGCTTTACCAAAAATTGATGCGCCGATTTATGAACTGGAACTACCACTTTCCAAAAAGCAAATCAGATTTCGCCCATTCCTGGTTAAGGAACAACGTAATCTAATGATGGCAATGGAATCTGACGATAAAGATACGATTGAAAAGAATATCAAACAAGTCTTACATAACTGTACCTTGACAAAGGGAGTTGATGTGGACTCTTTGCCTATTCTGGATGTAGAATACTACTTCATTCAATTGAGAGCAAGGTCTGTTGGAGAAGTTGTTGATAACAAGTATCGCTGTGAAAATGATGTGAACGGACAAATTTGCAATAACTCAATGGAAGTTAAGTTCAACCTTTTAGAAATCAAGTTAGATAAAACTGGAAGTTTGAATGATGAGATTAAACTTACAGACCAAATTGTTATTAAAATGAAGTATCCACAATTTTCCATTTTGGAAAAGACTTCTAAGACCGAAAATGCATCAGAGATGGCTTTCAACATGATTGTTGATTCTGTTGAATCTATTTTTGATGGTGAACAGTATTACTATGCAAATGAAACACCAAGACAGGAATTGGTTGAGTTCATTGAATCTTTGAACCATGACCAATTTGCAAAGATTGAAGGTTTCTTCAATAGCCTACCTAAGTTAAATAAGAAAATTGAATGTGTATGTGGTAAGTGTGGTTTCAAACACTTAATTGAAGTTGAGGGCCTTGAAAATTTTTTCGGGTAATATTTCGTCATGATAACTTAAGAAATTATTATAAGACAAACTTTGCATTGATACAGCACCACAAATATAGTTTGTCTGAACTTGAAGGTATGATACCTTGGGAGCGTGAAATTTACGTTGCTATGCTTGCTCAGTATATTGAAGAAGAAAATGAGAAGATAAAACAAAGAAACAACGAACGTAAATAAACATGTCACTCAAAGATAAAATAGTTAAACTTGAAGCGGAAAAGAAAAAGGTTGAAGACCAACTGGTTGAACATTTTCGCAAAGAAGCTTCTGAAGAACTGAAAAAAAAGATCCTTGAATACAAGGACCTTGTGGATCCAATTGTTCTTAAAAATGTTTTTGGTATCAAAACAACAAGAACCTCAACTAAAAGTAGAGAGTCTAAGAAACTAAGTCAAAGAGCAACCAAAGTTGCACCAAATGTTGTTCCAAAAGAACCATTTTACAACAGCGTGTCTCAACGTGCAGGAAAACTAAAAAAGGGCGACCACTTGGCCAACGTTGCAGCCAAGATTTTGTTGTTCATGGTAAAAAATCATGAGAAAGACAACCTCATGATGGAAATGGCTTCAAATTTCAAAAAAACCAAAGAAGATGAAACTCAAGACCGTCATGATTTACATGTCAAACAACTATATGTAAGAGAAAAGAAAAAGGATGATGAAAAGAAGAAAACTGGTGGTAAAAACAATCTACTCAAGTATGGATTGATTGCTGCCGGTGGCGTCGGACTAATGTTGTTTGCTGAAGATGCTATGGCGGCCTTCACAGACATGAAAAAACAATTAGATGGTTTCAACTTAGATATTAAAAGTTTGTTTAATACAAATGAAATACCTACAACATTAACAAATGTTAATAGTATGGGAGATTTGAGTAATTTACAACAATTAAAAGATGTTATTGGTAAAGCAGAATCGGGAAATAATTATAATAGATTGGTGACAGCAAAAGCTGGTGATAAAAATCTACCATCAGAATTCAAAAATATTAACTTGTCCGACTTGACGATTGCCGAAGTCTTGGATTTACAAAAAAGAATGAAAAAATCTGGTTTGTTTCCATCCACTGCTATTGGAAAATTTCAAATTGTAGAACCAACATTGAAAAGTTTATCTTCCAGTTTAGGTGTTGATATTAACAAAACTAAATTTACTCCCGAAACA